GATGCCACAAACAAATAATAATCCATTTGAATTTGAAGATATAAAGAAAAGAATTGAAGAAAAATTACAAGACTATGCAGGTCAATTTGATGTTATAAAAGTTCCTAATATTACAAACATTTGTTATGGTAGAGATGTTGGTTATAAGATAGAAGAGATTGTATTACCTAAAGAAATACAAGAAATATCTGCTACTAAAATTAGAAAAGAGATGGGATTATGAACTTTAACTTTACATTCCTTGGACAATCTATTTTACGTTATGAAACTCCATTAGATATATTTCATGCAATCAATCAAACGTATGAACAAAAATTTAATACATTAGAACCAGCTAATAAACAACTTGTTGGTAAAATTAAAGACGAACATTCTTTATTTTATGATGGAGAAGATGAATCTAAAATGAAAAGACATAATGAATTACCACGAAATGTTTTAGATTGGTTTATACAAATGTTTCATCATTATTTAGAATTTAATCACATTAGACAATATCAAACACATTTAAATTCAATATGGGTTAATGAAATGAAAGCTCATGAATATAATCCTGTACACGTTCATCAGGGCAATTTATTTACAGGTTTATCTTCAGTTATGATTTTAAAATTACCGAATACTTATGGTGTAGAATATTCAGCGAGTGAGGCACCACAAAATGGAAAACTTCAAATATTAGGAGCAAGTAATGGTCAATTTGCTAAAGTTGATTATGAGCCACCTATGAAATTAAGAGACTTCTATATATTTCCATATGATATGAGACATTGTGTGTACCCATTCAATGGAACAGATGATACAAGAAGAACATTAGCAGCTAACTGCGATGTATTATATAACCCAATACAGAATAGAGGAGCACAATGATAATTACAGAACCACGTTGGAAATCTTTAATCGTTGAAACAACAACTCCATTATTTACACCAGAACAATGTCAATTAATTATAAATGCTGGACGATCTGAACCTGTCCAAATGGGAGAAGTAGGTGGCGGTGATAAAGGAACAGTAGATACTAAAACTAGAACTTCACATATTAGTTGGATTCCATTTAATAAGATGCCTGAAATGTATGCAACATTAGAAAGAGTAATACATCAAACTAATGGTAATCATTTTGGATTTGAAGGATTACAAATTACAGAACCCGCACAGTATACGGAATACCCAGAAGGAGGTTTTTATGATTGGCATATAGATTCAGATGTTAATTGTGCAAAAGAACCACCTGTACGTAAAATATCTATGACATGTTTATTATCACATGAATCAGAATTTGAAGGTGGTGGACTTGAACTTATGTCAGAAGGAAAAATAGCTAAACCTAAACAAGGACAAGCTATTTTCTTTGCATCATTTATTAGACATAGAGTTGTTCCTATTACAAAAGGAAATAGGAAGTCTTTAGTTCTTTGGGTTGGAGGAACACCTTTTAAATAATGAATAGAGAACTTTACTTTGCAACTCCTATCTATGTTAAAGATATTGGATCACAAGAATTCAATAATAAATTAGAACAAAATATTATTAACTGGTCTAATCAAGATAAAGGTTTAACAAGAACTAATATGAATGGTTGGCATTCAACAGATGATATGCACACAAAACTAGAATATAAAGAACTTGTTGATTTATTATTTCAAGCACAATTTCATATTTATAAAGATCAAAATTTAGATTCAGAACCATTTTTAGGTAATATGTGGGCAAATATTAATCCACCAGGAGGATATAATAGACCACACATGCATCCTAATTCATTATGGTCTGGAGTATATTATGTAAAGACACCAAAGAATTGTGGACATTTAAAAGTAGAAGATCCAAAGTCAGTATCTTTAATGTCTATGCCTAGACGCAAAGATGGACCAATAGAATCACACCTTTGGAGAGAAGTTCACTTTGAACCAGTAGCTGGAAGACTTATAATGTTCCCAGCTTGGCTTAACCATTGTGTTGATCCAAATCAATCTAATGATATTAGAATATCGGTATCTTTTAATTTCATGCAAAAGTGTATGATTACATGAGCTTTCAAATTAACAAATATCAAGTCATTAAAAAAGCAATACCTTACGATCTTGCTAATTTTATATTTAACTATTTCCTACTTAAAAGAGATGCTGTTAATTATTTATATACCAATAATATAGTAGCGGAAAACGGGATGCTAGGAACGTGGAAAGATCAACAAGTTCCAAATGTATATTCTCATTATGCAGACTTTGTTATGGAAACATTACTAATGAAAGTAATGCCTATAATGAAAAAAGAAACTAATCTTAATTTAATACCTACCTACTCGTACGCGCGCGTGTATGAAAAAGGTTCTATCTTAAAAAGACATAAAGATAGACCTTCATGTGAGATATCTACAACATTAAACCTAGGTGGAGATCCATGGGCTATCTATTTAGATACAACAGGAAGTAATAATGTAATTGATGAGTATAAGAATATAATGAAACCAGATGCTCCTAAAGGTATAAGAGTGGATCTAGAACCTGGTGATATGTTAGTATATTCTGGTTGTGAATTAGAGCATTGGAGAGAAAAATTTACAGGTAATATCTGTGCTCAAGTTTTCTTGCATTATAACCATGTAAATGGACAGTTTGCAGATTCTAATTTATATGATAAAAGACCACTATTAGGATTACCACCTTTTACTAAAAAATAGTGTAAATCAACATATTTGGTGGTATAAGTATTTCTTATGCCAATTACAAAATTACAGTTTCCACGTCCTGGTATCAATAAGCAAGATACAGCTTATGGTGCTCAAGGGGGTTGGATTGATTCAGATAACGTCAGATTTAGATATGGAGTGCCGGAAAAAATAGGTGGATGGCAAACAGCATCTAATTATAATCTTATTGGTAACCCAACAGATATTCATACCTATACAGCAAATGATGGAACTTCATTATGTGCATTAGGAACTAATAATAAACTTTACGTTCTTTATAATAACTACTTTTATGATGTAACTCCATTAACAACTACTATTGCAGCAGTGTTTACCATGACATCAGCTACTACAATAGTTAATGTGCTTGCAACATCTAGTGGAACTCAACCTGGAGACTTTGTTACTTTTTCATCTGTATCAGGAGTAAGTGTCTCTAATACTGCAATTAATAACACTTCGATGGCATCTCAATTTCAAGTTTATAACACAGTAGATGCTAATACTTTTCAAATTAATTTAGATGGATTAGGATTACCTGGAACAGTTACAACTTCAGGATCTGCAGCAGGAGCTGCTTTTCAAATAACCGCAGGTGTTCCAGCAACTCAATACGGTAATGGTTGGGGTGCAATGACATGGGGTGCTTTAACTTGGGATACACCAAGAACAGATTCAGTTAAAACACAAGATACAAGAATATGGAAACTAGATAACTTTGGACAAGATTTAATTACAACTATTATTGGTGGTAAAAGTTATTATTTAAATACAAGTAATTTTTTAAATGATCCTACTAATACTAAAGCTACTTTAATTACTCAAGCTCCAACCCGTGCTAATTATATGACTGTGGATGCTATTAATAGAAGTGTTATATTCTTTGGAACACAAACAACACCAGGAACAACTACAACATTTGATCCAATGACGGTATTATTCTCATCCCAAGAATCATACACAGATTATATACCTACAGCTGTTAATACTGCAGGTTTCCAACGATTATCACATGGTAATGCTATACTTACAGCAGTACCTACTAGAGGTAATATTTTAATTTTAACAAATATATCTGCGCACTCTATGCAATATGTAGGGCCTCCTTATACATTTGGATTCTCTCAAATTGGATCTAATTGCGGTGCTATATCTCCTCACTGCGGAATAGAAGCCCAGAACGTTGTGTTCTGGATGTCTCATAATGCTTTCTATATGTTTGATGGAACAGTTAAACAGATACCTTGTTCTGTTCAAGATTATGTATTTGGTAATATTAATTTAGGAGTAGCTTCTAATATTTTATACGCAGGTTCTAATGCTAAATTTGCAGAAATAAGTTGGTTCTATCCATCCTCTAATTCTAACTATATTGATAGTGTTGTAACATATAATTATAGAGAAAATGTTTGGACGATTGGATCTTTAGCTAGAACAACATGGGCAGATAAAGATATTTTTGATTATCCACTGGCCACACAATATTTACCTAATAGTACATCTAATGCTTCACCAACTGTTTATGGTTTAACAGGTGGAGTAACTACAGTTTGGTATCAAGAGAATGGTGCAAATGCAGGTTCGACTGCTATGACTTCTTATATTCAAACGGCGGATATTGCTATTGCTGAAGGAGAAGATTTTATATTTGTTAAAAAAGTTATTCCAGATTTTAAAAACGTAAATGGTTCATTACAAATGCAAGTAAATGTTATCAATTACCCACAAGCAAGTTCTTATACACAAGCTAATTTAACAGTGTTCTCAACTACAACTTATTTAAGTATGAGAGCTAGAGGAAGATTTATAACAGTTAAGTTGCAAAGTTCTAATTTAGGAGATACATGGAGATTAGGAACAGCTTCATTAGAAATACAACCAGACGGTAAGAGAGGATAATATGGCAAAGATTAGATTTAACCGATTAGCAGATGCTAAACCTCAATATGATCCTCAACAATTAGATCAAGTAAATAAGAACTTAGAACAAATTGTAAACCAATTAAATTCTAACTTTACACAAGAAGTACAAGATAATAACGAAGCAGAAGCTTGGTTTTTTATAAAAGTATAATATGACTAACGTATATAAAAACGCAATTTATACACCTACAACAACGGCTAATACAACCGTATATACTTGTAATGCTACGGCAAGAGCAATTATTCAAAATATACAGTTTGCTAATTCAACAGGAACTCATACAGTATCTGCTTATGTTTTTAGCTATGTTAATAATACAACCATTCAAATAGGTATTAATGATATAGCTGCTAAAACTTCTTTTAATCTAGCTTCAGGACCTATTGTATTACAAGAAAATGATGCATTATTATTATCTTCTAATAGTGCTACAGATGTAACAGCAATTGTATCAATACTAGAAGTAAATAGAAGTGCAGTGAGTAAATAATGGAAGAAACTAGAATTAAATGCACAGCAGAAACTATCTTCACTAATAAGAAGACTGGCTATATTTATAAAGATGAAGCAGAAGCTAAAGCAGATACAACTGTTCATCCTGATGATATTCAAAGAGATGTGTATGTAACTGTGCCCCCTATTGACTTAAATAGTTTAACGAAGTAAAAAGATTAAATGGACAATCAGAGAAAGAGATTAGAATACTATAAAAAAGTAAATATTGATTTTAAAAAAGTTTTAGACATTGGTGCTTATGAAGGCGAATGGACTAAAATGTTTAAAACATTTTACCCAGAAGCTAATGTATTAATGCTTGAAGCAAATACAGATAAAGAATCATTTTTAAAAGATATTGGTGAATATAAAATAGCGGTTCTTGGAAAAGAAGATAATAAAGAAGTTGATTATTATAAATGTTTAGATGGAGTTCCAACAGGTAATGGAATCTACCCAGAGTTAACTGAATTTAAATTCTCACCTGAAAAAAGAACATCAACAACATTAACTACATTATTAGGGTCTAATGATGGTTATGATTTAATTAAAATGGATGTTCAAGGAGCTGAGAAAGATATTATAGAAGGTGCATTGCCTATTATTAAAAATACTAAATTCTTGCTTTTAGAAATGCAAACAGTTCAATATAATAAAGGGGCACCAAGACTATCTGAAATGATACATTATTTACATAGTATTGACTTTGAATTTATTGATATATTTGATTTAAAATACGATAGAGATTGTTTAATACAAATGGATGCGTTATTTATCAATAGAGATATAGAAATATGAACCCTAAAGGTGGAACAGAAATATTGAAAGAACAACTTATTAAACAGTTACCAGAAGGTTCTGTTGATGGGATTAATCTAATAGGTTCTATTTGTCATCCATCTTTAATTCAAAAAGATAAAACTAATATTGTTTGGCAACATTTAAGTTATGATCAACCTAATGTTCAAATGATGAGAGATCGTAAGTTTGTAGATTCTGTTGATTTGTTTGTTTACGTTAGTAACTGGCAATATAATAAATTTAGAGAACATTTTCAAATTCCTGAATATAAATCAATTGTTATTAAAAATGCTACTTATGCATTTGAAAATAGACCAAAGAATATAGGTGGTAGAATTAAACTTATATATACTTCAACACCATGGAGAGGTTTAGCTATATTAATTAAAGCAATAGAAATTTTAAATCAAACAAGAGATGATTTTACATTAGATATTTATTCATCAACTAAAATATATGGAACTGCATTTGAAGAAGCCGAAAAAGGTAAGTTTGATGCTTTATTTGATTTATGTAAAAAAACTAAAAATGTAAATGTTCATGGTTATGCAACTAATGATGAAATTAGAAAAGCTTTAATAAATTCTAATATTTATGCTTACCCTTCAATTTTTGAAGAGACATCATGTCTAGCAGCGATTGAAGCTATGTCGGCAGGATGTAAAGTAGTAACAACTAACTATGGAGCATTACCAGAGACATGTGCTGATTTTGCATCTTTTGTTGAGTTTGATAGTAGCGCACAGAATCTAATACAACGTTATGCAGCTAGTTTAAACACCACTATAGACAACTATGGTAAGAATTTGTATAAAGAAGAATTAGAAATGCAAAAGCAATATTATAACAACTATTATTCTTGGAATACAAGAATTAAAGAATGGGAGAACTTTTTAGAATATGCCAGAAATAAAACAAAGTAAAAAACAAATTAAATTATTTATAGCAACACCAGCATTTGGTCATCAAGTAACAACATCATATATGAATAGTATGATGAGATTTGTATCAACAACTCATCCAAGACTTCAAGTATCAACAGCATTACATTTGCAATCAGGAATGGCTCTAGTAACACAAGCTAGAAATAATTGTGTTGCATCTTTTTTAGCATCAGATTGTTCTCATTTTTTATTTATTGATGCTGATATTGGATTTGAACCAGATGCTATCTTTAGATTATTAGAAAAAGACGAAGACGTAGTATTAACTCCATATCCAGTAAAAGGTTATGGTGCTAATGGTCAATTACAATTTATTGTACACTTCCCAAATCCACAAAATGTTGTAGTTGATAAAGATGGATTTATAGAAATAACTGCAGGGCCAACTGGTTTCATGTTAATTAAAAGAGAAGTATTTACTAAATTAGCAAAGAAATATCCTGAAAAGAAAACAGTTAATAAACAACTTGTAGGTAATAAAGTTGAGACTATGACTGAAGGTTGGTACACATTCTTTGAAACAGGAGTAGATCCTGTTAATGGTTATTTAGGTGAAGATATTTGTTTCTGTAAATTATGGACAGATATAGGTGGTAAAATATACGGAGATGCTAAAACTGCGTTATCTCACTTCGGTTCTCATTCATATACAGGGTCTTTAGATATGATGTTTAAACCTAAGAATCCAGAACCTAGACTTATTGACTTTCCTAAGAAAACTAAGTAAAATATAATCTTTCAGGATTAAAATTCCTGCCTGTAAGGGTATTCCTTACCATTTAAAAACATATAATATATGTATATAAGGAATAAAATGAATTTTATAAAATCTAAAAAAGGTCTTAAATAATGGCTTGCTGCTCAATGTTTGATTGTTGTTCATGGTACGATTGCTGTTCATGCGGATCTTGTGGTTCAGGTGGCTGTGGAACTGGTTCATGTAATACAGGTGAGACTGGTAATCAAACAGGATGTACTTCAGGTACTTATGATCCTAACACAGGTCAATTTACTCCGTCTCCATCTATTTGGGATAAAATTAGTAAATTTGGTGGAAAAGTTGGTAATGCTTTAACGGCTAAAGGTGTAATACCTGGAGGAGTTTTAGCAGGTTTAGCATATTCAAATCAAAGTGATATTAATAAACAAATCATGGATGCGTATAATCAAAACCAAGCTCAAACTAAAGCATTTGAAACATTATATTCTTCAGGAAAAAATTTACCTCAATTACCGATTTATTCAGAAGGTTTACCAACATTTGCAGCGCCAGGTTCAGCAGCTGCTTTACCAATGAATAGAACTGCAGAAAATGTTGTAATAGCTCCTAAAAAAGCTAATGGTGGAATTATGTCTATGAGACAAAATTATGCAGATGGAACTCAACCTAATCATCCACAACAAGATCAATTAGGTATGATAACTGAAATGATTAAAAGAGGTGCTGATACAAGTACCATATCTTCTATTACAGGTATTCCAGAAGAACAAGTAAAAGGTATAGTATCTAATATGCAACAAAATATGCAGAGAAGAGCTAACGGCGGGATTATAGCGGCAAGAAAACATTATGCACAAGGTACTCAACCTCAAGGTATTGAAGAATTAATGATACATGTTAAAAAATCAGAAGATCCAAAAGAAAAATTTGATAAAGCATTAAAACAAGTAAAACATTTAAAAAAGAATAACCCAGCTAAATACAGATCAATGTTAGATCAAGTTAAAAAACATCATGCTAATAGAATTTCAAATAATGTTAAAAAAATGACTATGCAAAAAGATATTCAAACTGCATTAGAAAATATTCAAAGGATGAAAGCTAATACAGCCCCATCTATGATGCCAAGAAGAAATGCAGCAATAGGTGGAATGATGAATAATATGTCAACACCAGTTATGAATCCTTCAGCAATGCCTACATTACAACCATCAGCAATACCTAGTTTAGGAAGTTCTATTATGCAAGGTGGACAACAACCAATGCAAGGAATGCCTCAAGGTGGAATACAACAAGCATTAAGAAACAATCCTCAATTGATGCAACAATTAATGCAAAGAAAACAAGCTGGAATGCAAGGTGGTATGCAAAATAGAATGCAAGGTGGATTAAATCCAATGCAAATGCCTATGAGAGGACCTGCGACATTAGCAGCGGGTGGTATTCCTGAAATAGATTATAGAGATAAAGGTGGATATGTTCCTCCTATTGGTAAAAAAGAACGTGCAGATGATATACCTGCTATGTTAAGTAATAATGAATTTGTATTCACTGCTAATGCTGTAAGAAATGCAGGTGGTGGTGATGTTAAACATGGAGCTAAAAAAATGTATGCTCTTATGAAACATTTAGAAGGTAAAAAATAATGGCTGTAACAAATCCATCAGTAGCGGCACCAACAACACAAGCAGCGCCAACTACTCCAACATATTCTGCACCATTTTTACAACCTTTAGCAGGTCAACTTGCTAATTATACTGCGGGTTTATTAACTACACCTACTAATATTTGTGGATTAATGCCACAAGTTGCACAACAAAACGTTTTACAACAAGGAGCACAACAAGCAGCAGCAACTCAAGGTGGTTTAGGTGCTTTGCAATATAATGCTCAAGGGCAATTAACAGGAGTAGGTACTTGTGGATCAGGTATTGCTGGGTATCAACCTTATTTAAATCAAGCATCAGCTTTAGCTTCTAATACTGGATATCAACAGTATATGTCACCTTATCAACAACAAGTGATTGACCCAACTTTACAAGAATATGATATTCAATCTCAAATTAGTAAACAAAAAGTACCTGCTGCAGCAATTCAAGCAGGAGCTTTTGGTGGAGCAAGATGTGGTATACAACAAGCACAATATCAATCGAACAGCGATTTAAATAGAGCTAAATTATTAGCTCAATTAGAACAATCTGGTTATACACAAGCTTTAGGACAAGCTAATATTGGAGTTGGTCAACAGCAAAATTTAGCAACGTTACAACCACAATTAACTGCGCAAAATATAAATTTATTAAGTACTGCAGGTGCTGGTCAACAAGCTTATTCACAAAATATTTTAAATGCTGCACAACAAGGAAATCAAATATCTAATCAATATCCATTACAAAGATTAAGTGGTATTGCTGGTTTATACAGTACTATTGCTCAAGCAACTCCAGGAACACCTGGTTCTCCATTATTATCAAGTCCTGCATTAGCAGCTTCACAAGCTTATGCTTATGGTCAAGGAATAGGAAATACTCCAGCGACAACTATTAATGTAAATAATCAAGGCGGAACAGGTGGAACAGGTGGACAAGGCGGTGGTGGCTGTGGCTGTAGCTGTTTCTTATCTTGTATTATATGTTGGGCCGGATGTTTCTTTGCTGATGGAGGCTCTGTTTAATGTCTATCGTTTTAAAAAGACCTATGTTCAGAAAAGGCGGCTCTGCTGCTAAAGGTTCTGGGATCGAAGCTGGATTAACCCATAGAAAAAGATTCGCTGGTGGAGATCTAGCAACTCAAGCTGCAACAGGTGATAATGATACTGATC